CTCAGGTCCGAGCACATAAGTGAAGCGCTCTGCGGCGGCGTTGGAATCACGCTTTGCGGCGACGGCGGGGCCAGTTCTGACGGCGGGGGGAGCAGTGGTGACCTTGCTCTTGGCCTTCTTCCCTTGACGACCCTCCTTTTGGGTTGCAGCGGCTGGAGCGGCGGGTGCTCCGGCGTTGTTGTCATTCATTCTTCTTTTCAATATTCTTTGCCCGGTTTGTCTGGGGGGTGCAACCGCCGAAGCGTTGTGCACTCAACCCCAAACAAACTTCAAATCCGGCAGTTTAAACTGCCTAGCTTACCTACGCACCCGTGCTTAATGGGTGACAGCGCAATTTATATTCCCCCGCGCTGGGCTACGTTTAAAACGTGGTTATCAATTGTCAACACTAATCATATGTGCGATCGAAGGGTGTTTCCACACATGTGGAAATGCCCATATGCCAACAATCTCATTTTCAATCTCATCAATGGTTGAGAGACTGATTCCATACCTGTCAGAAATGAACCCATAAACGCCTGGCGAAAGCCCGTGGGCCGCCGTCGCGTTCATCTTATTGTGTTCAAAAATTAAGTTATCATTCTCGGAGCCTAGATTCATCATCTGCCACACTAGGGTGCGCAAAATGGGCACGTGGGCGGTGAAATTCACTAACCCGTGCGCAACAGAATACATATACTCGTCATAATCAGGTTGCGGCTTAGATGAGGTCCCGAGGCGCGCCAACAGGCGGCCAATCTTCGGTCCCATCACAACACCGTCAGCACTTGGATAAGCGAGCGCGCTCAAGAAATCGACTTGAAATAGACACGTTCCTGGCACCAACTCGATGTTCAAACCGAGTTGCAACAAGAACGACTGGTACTTCTCCACGTCAATAGGCACCTTTGTGAAAAACAACTGGTCGTCACCACCAGCAATAATAGCAAAATCGTCCCCCGGGCCTTGGAAACCTTGTGCCATCAGTGCCGCCATAGTACTGGAAATGGTGAATACTGTGTTGCCTTCAGTGGTGTCAGAATCACCAGATGCGCGTGTCCCTACGGTCGTATACTTCAACCCAAAACGTGAGAAACCAGTTTTATCAATCTTGCCAGCCACAGCATCTACTACTCTTCGAGGGGCTTTTATGACAGACCTGTAAAACTTATTCACCCGCTCGAAAGCGGGCCGTTTGAGGTGGGCATCAAACCGCACAGCATCACCAGCATAGTAGTTGGGGAAACGTTCGCTCCAATGCTCAACGAATTCACCAACTTTTTCTGCAGTGAGGCCCGGGGCGTAGCACACCGGTGAATCAACACCTAATACTCTATTGTGGACTTTAGAAAGCGAGTAGAAAAAAGGGCCAATGCTAGCCTGCAAACGATCAGTCATGCCTTGGATGGCACGCGGTGCAAACTCAACATCTTTGACCCATTTCTCAATCTTGACAAAAAAGTTGCGATAGTAATCCTTAGCGGTCAACTTGAAATCAACCAAGGTATCTTCCGCAACCCTCATGCGGGCTCGAAAAGCAGCGCCATAACCCTCGCGACTCAGCCAATCTTCCCAATTCGTGATTTTAATCGGAAAAGATTCGCCTACGCGAGTTGCAGCTGCTTTGTAGTAGCCCTCAAAATTGTCAAAAACAGTGTCCCACGCCCCGCGCGCACAGCCAGGCACAGCCAAAAGAGCACGATTGGTCAAAGAAACCAACTCATTGCACTGGCACGCAGCGGGTACTGACACTGGATATTCCTCAGAAGCAGCTCCAAACACAGTTGGGCCAGCACTGTTGCGGTGCCCGTGCTCCTCAAGGATTACATACTTGCTTCCATTGTCCACGTCCAAACCTGGCTGTTTGGAGTGATATGCGGGGTATTGCGTTGGCCCATTCATATCAATGAAACGAGGAAATGAACCATAGACAGGGTCCACTAAGTCGCACATGCCATTAACCGTACGCGGCCGCTCAGAGGCAGCCACAGATTGCGTCACTAGCATCATCAATATAACATAAGTCCAAAACAATCGGGAGGTTGGTAATCCAAACGCAAACACCTTTTTGCGGACGTCAGTGTAACCAAACACGACGCCCAAGGCGACCCCGAGGATAGAAACGACGGCAAACGCGTTCAAGTAAGCCAACACTTCACACAAACGCCCAAACCAGGGATTCAAAGCATAACAAACACTGCATAAGCCCCAAGACACCATCTTGAGAAACAAAATGCAAATGAATGCCCCGAACACTATTCGGCCGGTTTTACCCAGCTCCCAGTTTTTAAGATTAGCGTTGTGAATAGCAATCTCGGGGCCGCGTTGCTGCAAACCCACGATCATGTCGTTTTCCCCAGGGTGAACATAGGTGAGGGCGTCCTTGACGGCCACCACCACCATCTCTTCACGCAAGATATCCGGGATGTCGAGTTTCACATGCGGATCACGTCCAGACACAATGCGTCTGGCGCGACGATAAAGTTCAGTTTGCAACCTGGGGTCGCGCGCTTGACCTTGGGCCCAAAGCCTCAATTCAGTCGTGAGCGCAACCGGTAACGGCAGCATTGGCTGTTCTTCATCCTCTAAAACATGTGCAAACTCATAACCAAGAAGCCGCGGCATTTCCCGACTAACTTCGCGGTTACTGTATAGCATCCGGTAAATGGCTACCTCGTCCGCGGGCCCGGTGCTCACGGCATGCTTCCAAACGAGGTTGCCCCAGGCGGGACTCGTGGAATGCAGCCATGCACAAGCATCGTGCGGCCCATACGGAACGTTACCATTACCTTCAACCATAGCAACTACTTTGCCCCCTGGCACCCACATATAAGCATACTCTCCCCCAAACCTAGTGCCTTGATACGCATCAAACTTGGTAACACCAAATAAGAATTCGCACTTGACACGGTTATTTCTCCCTGTTTCCAAGCTGAACTGGATTACATCATTGAAGAACTTCTCAACCGTAGTGAGGCCAATATCATAAACGTCGTACAACAGTACAACGATACTGACCATATCACGGTGAATGAACGTTTCTTCAACAGCGCGAACAACATGACGGCAAAAACCAAACTCACATGCACATGTGGTTCCAAAGGCCTTATTGTCACGTACATTCTCGATGCTATCATCAACTCGCATAACATCCCAAGCTTCAAGAAGTGGTCTCTGGAAATGAAAAGGCGTGTTTCGCCTAGCCAGAGCCCCAACTCTCTCATGAGCAGGAACGTTAAGACAGGAGGGTCGAGTATTACTTTCCCCAACACAGACGTACAGACTTGTATTGGGATTAGTAAAATCAGAGACGGTAACGTCGTAGAAGATGGCGCGCGCCAGAGCGCCGTTAGGATGTGAGTGAGCCTTCCCTCCCACGAAATCGACATGGCACTGCCGATCCGCCCAACTGTAATCCTCAATACGACCGCGAAAACCCACTCGAACTCCCGTAGGATGAATAGGCACGCGAGCAACAAGATCGGTTCCGTAAAA